CCATATCCCGTCACCAATATGTTCAGGGGATTCCAGCAACTTCGCGCACTCCCTTTCATAACTGGCAAGCGCAGTAGTCGCCAGTTCTGACGCAATCTCCTCCAGCGCGTTACGCATCAAGAAAACACCAGTTGATTCCATATGATCTGGTAAATAACGCTTACTCATATATTCCCCTGCCCTGCAAATTGCATTACACCGTTTAGAAAATCCATAGCACCCACCCTAAAATCATAATCCAAACCGCAGCACAGTAGAACGTAACACATATAGCCGTAGCTATTTGCACAAATAACTTATTAGGTTCTCTGCGATCTGGGATTAATTGATATAAATTAGTCTTGTTCTTCATAATTCACATGCTCCTCCGGTACAGGCTAACTCTTGACTAGCTGTGGTGTTATCACCGTGCTCAACGATGTTAAGCTCAGCTATATCAGGGAAGTCTTTAACCATTTCATTGTACCTCTCTTCTGTTATCTTCTCATAGGGTGCTTGTTGGTAGATGTGGTCATCATGCGGGAAGAATGATACCCCGTTCATAATGTCCCAGTTCTTGTACACCCAAGCTCCCACCTCTAACCACTCATGTTCCTCTACATAGATGGACACTGAGGGCTTGTGCTCACACCAGTGCACAGCATATGTCTTCCAGTGCTCAAGCTGTTGGATAGCATTGATGCCACTAACACACATGCTACCGTCTGGTGACTTCATAGGAAAGGAGAACACCAACTCAGTGGGGTTGTGGCTACTCACTTCATTCGGGACACCAGCCTTAATTAGGGCGTTAGATATCGGGTCTTTAACATCTCCTCTAACGCGCCTAATGTAGAACGGGGAGTACCTAGGGTGAATACCGCTACTGCTATCAACAAGCTGAGAAACAGTACCACTAGGTTTAACGCAAGTGACAGCAGCAGCTTGAGAAATGCCAAGACGCTTACTATACAGCTTATTAGTTTTAATTGCATGATCTCTTAGCTCCTCTAAATACGTTCCAGCTTCTTGTCCAGCTATGAAGTCCATGTCGTGTGGACGTATTGTGAAGTTACAATCCATGATACCAGTCAGGCTCACACCTAGTAGTCTCTCCTCCTCCGTGTTGTTCTGCCACGCCTTACTTAAGTACCTAAAGTTTGTTAAGGTAGCTTGTAGTGTACCAAGTATGGTAGCCAGTTCAACCTTAGCATCTAAGGTTTCAAAGGTATCTTCTGGTCGGCATATCACTTCTGTGAGGTTACAGAATTGTTTACTCCGTAGTACTATTTCGGAACAGGGATTAGTTCCAAACTCGTAGGATGAGTCTCTCCTATCAGGGGACATCCGTTGGCTTGCAGTTCGGTTAAATACTCCGCGCTCACCTGCCTTACTCGCATGTAAACTAGACCACTCTTGCATGAAAATACCCATATCGGGTTTCTCTGTATAGCAGACTGAGTTATTGGCGAGACTTCTTTGAGGCTCGGTGAAGTACCACTCTCCGTTCTTTGCGTCACGCATCCGAGGGTCAGACAGGTTGCTAAGACTAAGCAAAGCACTACGCCTAACCCCTCCACATACAACCACCTCAGCAATTTTACAAACAACATCATGTACCTCCAATGAGTTTAGTCTTCGTCCTCTAGCTCCTGTAAAGACTTGAACAATAAATCTAAAGAGTGTGTCAAGAGGTTCTGGACCACTACTTCTGCCTCCGAAAGTTTTGAGTACTGCCCCGGCAGGTCGTAGGTTCTCAAGGTTCCACGAGGGGACTTGACCTTGATACAGTAGAGCGATAAGCTGGCGGAGGCCGCTTGCCCATCCAATCTTACTGTCTCTAACTTTAATGATGGTCTCACAATCGTGGAACTCCTCTGCTATCTCTGGTAAATTGTTAATGTACTGCCTCTCTACTGAGAAGCCTACTCCTGTGCCACACATGAGAATGTATAGCATCTCATCAAACACACGTATGTCATCCACTGCTACATAGGCGCAGTTGTACCCTGCTACGTTGTCCCTCTCTAGTGCCTTGCCAGCCGTCATCAACGCTCTCATGCTAGGCATGATATCAAAGTTGAGGATAGCCTTCTCTAGTTTCTTCCAAGGTATGGTCACATCAGGGTGCTTCTCCTTAAGGAACGTGATGTACCTAGACACAGTCTCAGGCCATTCCTCTCTACGGTTCTCTTCTGGTATGTATCTAGCATACCTACTCTTGTAGATATAATTCTGATATGGATTCACTCGAACTCCTCATCCAATTCAATTACAAAGTCTGTGTGCATGAAAGCAAACTCAGCCACCGCAGTCAATGGTGATTCTGCTAGGTATAGTGCATGTCTTATGTCCTCTATTAGACGCTCTCTATTGGTCACTCTACTTCTCCTGTGCCTTGACATGTTCCACACATCTCAGGTGTACCATCAAAGCCATTGGTACATGTACCCCACCCTCCACAGGCAGGGCACACTTCTGGTGTGTGCCTCTTAACGTCCTCAACCCTCACCCTGAAGTCATCAGGGGAGGTGAGGCGTACCTTAACTTTCTTTCCAGACAATCTCCTATCCATCTTCATTCTGCCTAACTGTTAAGTCTATATTCTCTAGTTTTAAGTTTATCTCTGCCTCTGCCACCCCTACCTCCCACGCATCTTCACTGTAGTCACTGAAGCTAGTGTAGGTAGTGTGGCTAAAGCCCGCTAACTTAACTGTCACTTCTATATCACCATTGGTGTTACACTTAACCTTAGTGTTGAGCACCGGATGGTTCCATACTAAAGGTTGCCTGTCCATCTTCCTGCCTTAGTTGTCTTCATTGGAACGAATTGTGGTATGCCACCAAGGACAACACCACACCCTAACGTAGGCTTGTATCTAGAGGCGCGTGCATAGTCATACGCCAACGACTTAAAGTCTATAAGACACCCTACATTCAACCCAAAGATAGCGTCATTATCATTAGCGATAGTGACTACTCCTCCGTGTGAATGGTGGTGACCTATCACTGTACTCTGCCTGTTGGTTAGGGCTAGGGTACGGTGCGCATACATACCACCTGCTGCATCTCCATGCTCATACTTAACACCATCTATTACCCAACTGTTCTGCCACACCCAGCCTTCAGGTGCTTGCATCCACTCAGCAGTGGTACGTAGATAAGCGTCTGGTATTCCAGCATGTAAAGCCTTGTTATATATCCGTCTAGTATGATTACTATGACACACCTTCATGTCAGGGAACGTATCATACCATCCTTCCATATGTACTATAGCGGTGCGTAGTTCTACACCTGCACCATCAGCTTCCGGGTGCATGTCAAACCTACTCAGTGCATGTTGGTCTACCTCATCTCCTATACATACATGCTCATCACACCCATAGTAACCCGAAACATGGGCGAAGAAATCCAATGCGTCACGATGTTCGTAAGGACATTGCAAATCTGATATGACTGCCACATTAACCTTTCCATTAGTTTTATATCTCATTTAGTTTCCTTTAACCACTCGTCAGGTATGTCACCTATAGCCCATTGATAGCCAAGGTTCTCTGCCCATTCGGAATAACGAGTTGTACTCAACTTCGACAACTTATTGTCTCGGTGAAATACTATACGTAAGTCTAAGTCAGGATGCAGCAGCTTCATAGCTTGCATCTTTTTCCTATCCTTACCTGTGAAGTTACCTTTAGTCTCAACTATGATATCGTTAGCCAAGAAGAAGTCAGGTGTATACCATTGATTCGTATAGCATTCTTTGCTACCACAACTGGCACACTCTGCGCGTATCTTAACTTTATAGTTGTAACTATACGTCTCTAACTTATACTTCATGCCACGCTTAGTAAGGGACTTTGCTACCCGCTTCTCTAAGCCTGACCGAAGTTTAGACTTTCGTTTATTCTTTTTCTTGGTTACCATACTCATCATACAACTTCATGTACTTTAGGTACTCGTTCCACTTTAGTTAAGAAGGTTGGCCCATTAGAATACAAGAAGGTACGAACATCAGGATTACATTTCATCTTAAAGGGACAGTAGCTACATGTAGTGCATAGCTTTTCATTACCACTCTTACCTTCGGGAACACTATAGTTCTCCATCCTAGGTGGTGGTTCTTTACCCTCTAAAGCTTCAACAATGTCTAATGCCCTTGAGTATGGCTTGCACTCTTCTACATTAGCATCAACCATAGATAGCTTGCCCATCTCTTTGTTCACAAAGAAGAAGTAAGCACGGGAGTCATCCTCAATGAGTCCCTTCTCTATGGCTTCGTTCCAATAGAATGCAATCTGCATACGATAACCAAAGTTATCATTACCATCGTGTATACCATTTTTAGTATACTTACGGAAGGCAAAGGAAGATGCACTCTTAACGTCCACCATGTGTCCATCTATAATAGCGTCACACCTGCCACGTACCCTCCACCCATCATCAAGCTTATGCTCGAACTCTTGCTGTTGCCCAGACACATCATGTCCTGCTGCTGCCGCTAGTTCAAGTGCTATCTCTTCAATGTAATCCCCATACATAAACTTAAATCGGGTATCACCATTGAGTGGTTCAGCCTCCTCCTTGCTATTGTGGTTGTAGTATATCTGCCGTAAGCATGGCTTACCTAGCTCTGAGGCATAGATAACCTTCTTCTTACGATCTCGACTCTCATTACTGACAGCCCTTTGAAAGGGAGAGATGAGGCGTTCAGAGAACGCCACAACCTCCGCATCAGTAAGCCTATGATCTGTGTCGTTGGTTAGTACATCATAGATGTCACCAACTACTTGGCTTATAGTTCTCATTATGCTGCTACATCTGTCTGACTGCTAATCATACCCGTTGCTATATCCTGCACCTCCTGCTCCGTGCTGCGTCCTGTGGCATAGTTAGCCAGTCGGAATGCAACCAATAGAACGCGGTCAGTGTTCTCATTATCAGTGGTACTAGGGTTGGCTAGCACTATCTTAGTGGCGTGTGCTAGTGTGTTCTGGTTCACGATAGCATTATCACCGTGTTCCATAGGGATAGGGTATACCCTACCACCACCAGTACTACGAGATGCCACACTTGTGGGGGCAGGAGCTTGTTGCTGTGTTTGCTGCCCTCCACCCTGACCGGGCTTTAGTTTCTGCCACTCACCATAGTTAATCTCAGCTTGCCAGTTGATGTCATCTCCTACATTAACCTTCTCAAACCCTGCGTTAATCTCACCGTCTTGAAATGAATCAACCGATACATACTTGATGGTGAATGTACCCTGACCATTTTTCTTAGGGATAGTCTTGTTACGAATGTTTGTAATCTTACCTATGACTTGCATCTAGGCTTCTCCTCTATGTCTAGCGTTAGGGGTACTGTAAGTGGTTCACCCACCCATAGCTCCCACAGTATTTTAAATTCCATATATCTTTCATAAAGTAACTGTCCTACATCAGTATTAGACAACGGTTCTTCAAGAAAGTTCCAATCGAATCCATATGAGTCATGCACAGTGAGAATGAGTCTCATTAAGTGCCCATTATTCGTCCTTTTCTTCCACATCCAGAGCAGGGCTAGGTATGCCGGGACTATATCTCCGGTTGATATACCCTGTATCGGATAGTTACATGTCTCTGTCCATGACACTCCATCATTACGTGTCCACTTATTATACTTCTCCTTAAATATATAATCCCTACCTGTTATGGATGTATATGTACGGTAGGGCACGGCCTTACCATTGGTATCATACTTCAGTCCTGTTACGGGTAGAGCCTTGACATGCTCATTAAACTCCTGATAGTAAGTTTTTAGCTGGGGATACCTAGCGAACATAGCCTTCTGTATGCTTCTAACCACCTTCTGAGGTAGGTCTGCTGTCTTAGCTAGTGCGTTCACCCCTCCCCCATAGATAGTCCCAAAGACCACTCCCTTGGCTCTACGTCTATCTGAAGGGGGTATGCCAGCCTGTTGTCCTATCTCTGCATGTATATCTACATTTTTATTTATATCAGACATCAACTGAGAATCACCAGACACCATAGCTGCACCGCACACCTCTAACTGCTTCCAGTCAGCCTCATAGTGCCTACCTTTCGGTATACTACACGCTATGCAGTCCTTGATAACAGGTGGTAGGTTCTGTGCGTTAGGGCTGGAACTTGACAGCCTACCCGTTGGAGTAGCTGCTATGTTATAGGTGGGGTGTACTACATACTCCTCATTATTTTCCATCACCAGAGCAAGTGGTTCAATGTAGGTGGATAGTATCTTCTTACTCTTACGGTAGTCTAGTACTGCCTTAAGATACTCAATCTGAGTCTGACAGTTGTTGGTGGTGTCCTTCTCAAATACTCTTAATAACTGCGCAAGCTCTGCTTCTGGCACAGGATAGCCAAGGGATGTTAACTTACCCACTGCTGTAGCAAAAGCCTTACCTGATGGTGTGTACACACGCTTGGCTATCTTGCGCTTTACCTTACCATTCTTATATTGGCCTACTATAGGGTTAGTGGTAACAGGTATCCCTGTGTTGTACAACATCATACTCACTGTCCTGTTAGACGTAAAGTTTATCTGAGACAGTGCACTTGAAGGGAACTTGTGGTCTAACGCCAACTTATTACAAGTAATTTTCTTTATGGTAGCTAGTGCTGCATCCTTATGCGCACAAGTAGCTTTAGATAAGGCAACCAGCTTATTCATATCAAACTGTAATCCATTAGACTCCATCTCTTGTAGTGCCATAATAAGCCTAGCTTGTATGTTAATGAGCTTAAGTTGTGCAGGTGAGGCGATAGCCATTTGTGCCTCGAACACATCTCTTGTACCCCTGACATCATAACTAAGGTATCTCCTCAGTGTAGGCATGGGCATACACTCTATATTCTTGCCCGCAGCTAGCCAATCCTTAAGAACATCCTGCTTACCGTGCTTAACCTTATAATAGTCACATAGATACGCCAGTCCTTTGAATGTTTCTCCCGTTAAGATGTGATGTATCCCTTGTATGTCATATGCGCCGTATACATTATCGAGACTCTTTTTGTTCACCTTGGTCATGTAGTGCATATCAAACTTAATGTTACACCCTATGAGAAAGGTAGGGGTGGTGGCCACAAGTTTCGTTGTCTCATTGGGGCTAAATATGGAATTGAACTCTCCTTCCCATAGAATTGAGTCAGAATGTTTACGCACATACCCATAAAGCAAGCATCTGTTGTCAGGATAGAAGGGATCAGCACTAAACTTGCCCGGACTACGCATGGTGGTCTCAACATCTATACACAAAAGGTCAGGCTGTTGTCCATTTACCTGTCCATGAAGTAAGTCATGCTGTATTACTGTGTTCATGTTTTGCTCCCTAAAGAAGTGAACCTCCCCTTCTCTATGTCAAATTTAGCAGGGAACTTAGCCTTACGTTGAGCTGGAATCATCCTACCTGTCGTTGGTTTCTTATTCTTAACTATGTTAAAGTACCTCAAGTGTTCCTGTTCATGGTCACAGCCAATCATAATCTGTATGTCAGCTTCCCCCTGCACCCCTGTCTTAGAACCATAGAGTTGTGTCTGTTGCAGGTACTGCATACCCTCAGCCTCAGCGTCAGCCTGAGCTATGGCTACCACCGCACCATACTTTTTAGCTAACCTTCTACCCCACCACGCTAGTTCACGGAACCTAGCTACCTCGCTCTGTGAATTAAACCCTGCTATCTTATCTAGTATGTTAATGCCTATCAACCAGCAGTTAGGGTGATCGTTAAGCACGGCTTCTATATCCTTATCAGACATACCTCCATTGTCATATACAAGTATCTTACGTCCATTTAAAAATTTCTCATAATCTTTTTGTACCTGTGCTGGGTTAGCTAGTATGTCCTTTGTTTTAATACCCAGTGCTGATTGTACCACACGTAGTGCTACCTTACCACCTCCCTCTTCATTGTTAAAGATGATAGCATCCTTACCTTCGGGTAATTGCCGTAGCATGAACGTAAACTCAGACGTTACGAAAGTTGTGCCTCCTGTTTCAGGTCTCTTACCTATTACCACAAAGTCTGAGTGGTGTAGCTGCCCAACACTAGTGTTAAGGTCTTCAAGTCTCCACTCAATACCTGTTCCCTGTACTACATCCTTGACTAGTGCGTCCACATCCATGTCAACAAAGAAGTTGTCAGTGCTACGTGATAGTCTAGTGAACTCAGTGAGCAGGGACTCTATGTCAATGACACCCGTGGAACCAGACCCCTGTCGTATGCTATTTGCGGCGTTTTCTACCCCCTCTGCTAGACTTATCTCTAGTAGCCTACCTAGTATAGCCTTATCTTTAGGCTCTTGTTTCACATTCTCTATTATAGCCTTGCGCACATCCTTCTTTGTGTCTGCCCATAGTGGATGGCGGTGGTTCACACCCCACACTAAGAAGTCGTCCCAATCTATGGTGTCTATATTAGGGAAGTCCTTATAGTATATCTTTATGTCCCTAACAATTTCCTTAGCGTCCTTAGCTAGGGACATAGCCTTGAGCATCTTCTCGCTCCTCTCAAACAGAGACCGTTCATCTAACAGAGCGAGCAACTTAAGTTCATACATATCTTAGCACCTCTCTTATATTGTCATCAGTTGTGTGTTTGGGTTCATATTTTTCAAAAACACACTCGGCACTTACACCTAGCATCTCTAGTCGGCTTGTTATATCCAAGGCTTTATGCCCTATACTCACACCATCATTGTCTAGCCACACAAATGCCCGTTCTATTTGATGCTTACTAACCCTCTCATATAGTACATCCGTACTAATGTGAGTGCCAAACAGTGGTAGTGTTTTAGTATGTTGATGAGCCTCATTGACCCTAATAGCAGATAACAAATCCTCTGTTATCACAAGGGTTGGTGGCATACACGGCCCTGAATGATTTAGTATTTGCTGTCCATTAGCAATAGCCTTGTCATTATACCATGTTAAATACTTGGGACTTTGTGACTCATAGATGGCACGCATCTGCATACTAACTAAATCACCACCCCTGCCGTCACTTGTCTGGTTGGGGTAGGTTAAACGGTTTAAGTTACCTGACCACCCTAATTTATACTTACGTGCAACAGCCTCAGATATATCAGCATTGATTAACAGTTGGCTAGCACGCGGAGGTATTTTGTCATATGTGATAAGCCCCTGAACCTGCCAGTTCCTAGCTATAGTATCCGTACCAAATGTATGACTATAGGAGCTAGGGCTATCCTTATGGTACGCATCTCCTAACTTAGTGTCCTCACGTAACCTAGCAAACCCACTGCCACCACAGTTGTGACAGTAAGCTAACCGTACTCGTAGGTTGTCATCAGGTATACGTATGTATAACCGTTGTTTAGTGTCCTCCCCTGCCGGACAGTCGGGATGATTAAACCGATACAGCATAGCAGCCTTGCCTTTAGGGGTTAAACTAAGTATCAATCGTGCTGGTATATTGTTCGTCACTACTTGTCTCCTCTTGTTCTAGTTCCATTAAAGCTATACCTGCAAAACTTCTACACTTATAGCACAGTTCATCGTGCTCTTGTAACTCTTCGTTAAATACCCAATCAAATTTATCATAAATTTTATTACAACTTTTACATCTCATAGATATTCCTTATTCATTGGCACTCTCCACTTATTGCCACTCTTTAGCCTGAATATATATCAGTTCCCGCAGTATCCTGCCTAACTCAGCATCGTCCTGCTCAAGTACGGCAGTTCGCATTCTCTCAACTATAGCTATCTTGGTCGCCTTTGCCTCGCACATAGAATCCATATTAATAAATGGTACACGAGTTGCCTCACTGATGAATTCAGCAAAGTTAGGGTATCCGCGTATGAGGCACTCTATTTCAGCTTTCACAACACTTCTCCGTTCTCCACTGCGGCTAGGGCTGCTTCCAATTCAACAATGTCATCCGGTATTTCTGTTTGCAGTTGCTCACACTCGGATATTGCTTGGCTCACAGTTTTCTTTGCCGCACCCCTGACAGCCTCAAGCTGCTTGATTCTGGTGTCCCGCTGCTCTATCTTGGTGAGCAGTGTGTGGCGGTCTTTGTGCGCTTCCATCACTCGCTCTGGATTCCATAAGCCGAATTGCTCATTGGCTGCCATTGCGAAATCATGCCTTGCCTGTATCTCAGAAATGACCTTATCCATCATTCTTCTCCGCTTCGGTTAGTGTTGCGTTCATGCCAATACTCCATTCTTAACAGTGGTAAGTAGCACAGCAGGTAGGTCATTAACATCCATAAGAACCTGTGTGTTCTCACCATAGTAGTCAACAACACAGCTACTTAGAATACCTATACCATACAACTCTACATTCTTCTGTTGTTTCAATTGGTCACACACCATTATTAGGGTGTCATGTGCATTGGTTCTTATGTTAGAATTTCGGAGATTGACAGCATCTATGTAACGAGTAGGTTTACCGTCACTGAGCACTATTACTATATTACGTTCCTCTCGTCTAGTCATTGCTCGGGTAGTGCCCCATAGTAAAGCGTTAGCATCATGGTTGCCAGAACCATAACGGTTATAGAAACTTATAATCCTAGCTGCTATTGTGCCGGAGCTAGCAGGAGCATTGAACGCCTTGATGATACCATTGAACCCCTCATGATAACTGGCGGCGAATGATAATATCTCCACTGGTATCTTCAATACCCTAGAAAACACATGGTCAAGGCTGACCGCAGCCTCCGCAGCCAGTTTTATCTTTCTACCTGACATGCTACCAGAAGAGTCAATCAATATAGTCACACTAGTGTTCAACTCTTTACCCTCTATCTTCTTCTTGAACACCTTGCTATTCCAAGTGCCGTCCCCTTGCATAGGGGCTGCTACTCTGAACAGGTTACGATTGTGTAACTTACCCTGTTTCCTATTGGTCTGTATCTTAGACCTCTTAACAGCTAGAAGATGCTTACGTATCTGATTAGCCAAAGCCTTAGTGCGAGACGCGCAGTCAGCCACTATATTATCAGCATCAGCCTTCATAGCCTCATATGCAGCAGGAAACATTTCTGCCATATCTATTACTTTAATACGACCACTATCTTCTAGTGCTGGGCGTGGTATGGCATGTGCATCTGGCTCTTTTTTCTCAGAGTCACCACTTATGTCACCAATATGTAACTTGTCAAGTGCCTCGAATAAAGCTCTTTCATCTAGTGCGCCAGTGTCATCACCAGTGCTATCAGGCTCACCTTCACCATCAGGCTCACCTTCACCACTAGGCTCACCTTCACCTTCACCACTAGGCTCACCTTCACCTTCACCACTAGGCTCACCTTCACCTTCACCATCAGGCTCACCTTCACCTTCACCATCAGGCTCACCTTCACCTTCGCCTTCACCGTCCTCTGGCGGAGGCTCCTCATCAGGGGTAGGTGGTGTGATGGCTTCACGCAACTTCTCAGCTAAACGTAAGGTATCTTTAGTGCCTCCAGCGAGTGCTAGTGCATCCATCAGGTCAGTCTGTGATACTTTATCTAGTATCTCTGCACTTGCATCGGATAAGTTTAACTCTAGTGCATTAGCAGGGTTGCCCTCCTCCCACTTAGCACGCACCCTATTGAGCACACACTTAGCAAGGGCTATCTTGTCTGCTGCTTGAGCAACTCTAGGGTCACAAACCGTAGTAGCTGTAGCAGAGGTATCAGTTAACTGATCTGAGATACTCTTGGTCAGTACCTTGTTACCCTTCTTGATGTTACTTGCATCACCCTTATACTTCTGGGCTAGGTCACGCTGGGCAGTGTCACTCTCTAGCATACCCCAGATAGCACCTAGTTCAGGGTCACCTTCAACTGCGTCCCTTATGAATCTATCACTCACACCTCCAAGTCTAACGGCACGGGCTGAACCTTCAATGTACTTTAACTTTAGTAGACTCTCCTCTTCTTGTGTGGCTTGTAAACTAGGGGTGGGTAGTGACACCTTATAGGGGCGGATATCATAACTGTCACCATACACTACCTTAACAGGCTCACGGTTAGTGCGCCTTGTTACGATTTTTCTTAAACTTAATTGGTCGAAGAATCCTCTCACTTGTTAACCTCCTTTGTCCATAGTCATAAGGGCAATCCAAACTCTTGCTCAAAGATGTCACTAGCTGGAGCCTTGTCACTGTCCTCTAGTTTGTCATAGTAGGCAACGCGAAACGCATACATGTTATCTCTCAAGTGCATTAAACTCTCACACCAAGACAATAACTCTCGTATACTAAAGGTATGTTGCAAGTCACCCGTCTCAAATAGACTACGTACTTCACGTGCTATCTTAGTCATCTGACGTAGTATGGACTTTGGTATGTCAGGGTACACTGATGCGAGTATCTTATACTCCTCCTTTTGTGGAAGGTAGTCAATCAATATAGCTCTGCGTATGCGGTTCTGTGTTGACTGGTCTTGTGCGTTGGCTATATAAGCACCATTAGCACTACCATTACCTGTAGTATTATCAGTGAGCACCAAGTTAAAGTCATCAAGTGTTACATCAACCACTGTGTCAGTACCATGTGCATCTAGTAAGCATAGCTTATGTGGATACTCAAATAGGGATTGTAATGACATTAGGCACTCAGGAGGTAGTCGAAACACCTCATCTAGACACAGCATACCACCAAACTTAGCAGCCAGTGTCACATCAGTGTCATTAGATGCAGTGACAGATACCCCATCTTGAACCACTATAGATTTAGAACCTAGCAAGTCAGACACTTCCATCTGCCCATGACATGACACTCTAAAGAATGGCATACCACAGTGAGCAGCTATCTGCTCAGCTACACTAGTCTTACCTGTACCAGTAGCACCATGAAACAATAGTGTACCAGTACAGTATACTCCATACATGATAGCCTCAATGGTACTCTTGTGCAGGTAGTAAGCACTATTGACTTCAGGTATCCTTGACTGCACCTTAGAATCCCAATGCTCCTTAGTGTACTGAGGCACTGGTATGTCAGGTATAGTGCTAGGAGACCACTTAAATACTTCTGAGAATTTCTTACGATTACTACCGTATACAAACTTTTGCTGACCAGAAAAGAACCGTTCTTCAACTGTCATACGTGGTTCTTTCTTCTCTTTGGGCAATACTTCTTCACCCTCTTCACTAGCATTGTGCTTAGCCTTGTTCTTACGTATTACAGCAAGCACTTCCAATGCCATCTGAGTGCTGTCTACTTTATTGTCCTTCATTTTAAACTACCCTCAATGTCTAGTTTTAGATTTGCCCTTAGGACTTAGACTGGTGGACACTTCACTTGGGTCTACTCTTTCACCTCTCTTTAAGCGTGCAACTATATCAGCATCCAATCCTGCTTCCTTGAGTGCAGCCTCTAAGTCAGAACCAAAGGTTTCATTATTATTATGAACAGGGTCAGTGGGCGTAGCTATATCACCCATTAGGGATTCAGTCGCGGTTAGCATCTCTTCCATGCCTTTGAGAAGCCTGCTAGCTACATCTAAAGAACCTGTTTCCATAGCGGAATAGAACGTAGTCATACCAGCAACTACAGCGTTTCCCAAACCAATAGCAATAACTGCCTTGGGGGTGAGTTCAAGATTGCAAGTTGAACCACACTTAGTTCCCTTTCTATCAAGTTCCCGCATCTCAGTATTAACTTCGTCACTAACTCTCCTACATTTTTCAAAAGCCATATCTTTAACTCCTTAAGTTTCAATTACCTACATACCCATAGCAATAGCTGCTAGAATAATACACAGAACTACAACAATTATCATCCATACTGACATCAATATTATACACCCCACATCTAACCACGATCTCATAGTCCATTCTCCAAGTACTCTTTAGCAGCCTTAGTTATCCCCCAGTTCTTGCCCATGTATAAGTAAGTTTTAGCTGGTATCTGGGGTTGTGTCTCATAGTTATAGGTATAACCTAACTGTTTTTTCAGTTTAACTACTCTAACACCACGACTACCATCTAGAATAACAAATTGATTGTACACTCTACCCTCTTTAACTAGTAAAGCTGTACGTTGTTGATTGCCAAGCCATATAGTAGTTAACCACATAATGATTCTCCTTAGTTATTAGATAGTTAAAGAAGGTTCTTTAACAGTGCATATTCTGTATCAGTTAGCATCTTAGGTTCATGTGGTTTATATACCATACCATCATCCCACCAGTAACCATCACTATCGTCCACACCTGCATAGTCTAAGTTGTGAGTCTCAGCTATACAGGCTTCAGTCATGGCAGCATCTCTATCTGTTGCTTGGACTATAGTATGTGTTGTCTTTTCATATCCGTTAATAACAACAGTTAACTTTACTAGATAGTTGTTCATATCTATATCTCCTAACATCGGTAATTACCATCACAGCCATTTACCATCACAGCCATAATCACCTAACCGGCAATACGATTCCCAAAGTTCTTCAGCCAGATCAGGTTTCACCGGGAACCCGTTGTCAATATCGCACGTTAGATATGAACCGTCTTTTTCAAACATCAGGGTCGGATCATCCTCCGGCGAGTTTCTGAAATTGATATTGTAGCCGTGGGCTTCAAACCATCGGACTATCTGCTCTTGCAGGTCGCTATCATGTAGGTCATTCGTATTATCAGCAATACCGCCACACTCCCTTTCCTTATTTTTCTTCTTTAACTCGTATCCAAAAAAGTCCATATCTATATCTCCTAAAGAATAAGGTAGCTTCACGACCGGAGCCTGATATCTCAGGAATGCTCATGGGTCTAAGCCTCTACCTAACAGTCAGTAGTCTCTAGCATATAGCCTAAGCCCAAACCAACGGTAATAAGCAGCACCTAGTGAGTTCACACGTTCATCAACGTGACTTTATAGAGGACACTAACACCCCTTTGTTCCCGTCTATTTTCACCCGACTAGGGAGGGCAGTGTATTAGAAGGACACCTCCTAGCTTGGCGGTATATACTACTGTATATCTAGGCAATTTCCAAGCCCTCCGTCCTAGATATTAACTCATTCTCAGCTACGGATAGCAGCCTCTCCATTGTGTCGGCTGGCATAGTACCATTCAACTCGGCAAGGTACAACTGTGCCCCTCTAGCAGGGTATCCAGTACGCATCATCTTATCTAGCATATCATTTGCCACCCAATTAGCTGCCCATAAGACAGCGTCCC